GTTCATTGATCTAATAATGGAATATGACAATGAAACAGTAATTGGTGAAATAAAGACTGCAAAGCAAGAGGTGTGGGATACAAGGCAGGCAGAGATGAGCCCATCGCCAAACCACTTGCTTCAACTATTAACATACATGAAGCTTAAGAATGCTAAAGAAGGATTTTTTCTGTATGAGAATAAAAATACTCAAGAGATACTAATAATTCCAGTATCAATGAACGAAAGAAACACAAAGATTATTGAAGACACATTCCTTTGGATGAGAGAGGTTTGGGATAATTTTAAAGATGGCGATATACCAATGAAGCCAGAGGGTGCAACAAAAACTAAAATGCCTTGCACCTACTGCCCAATTAAAAAAGAATGTTACTCAAAGGATACTCCTACTGGAACTGTACAAATAGAGAGATTTAAGGTTCCTTTGTAATGATATGTGCTAATTCAGATTGTAAAAATGGTAAAGAGTTTACTCCAAAGACTCATAATCAAAAATATTGTGGTGATGATTGCTGCAGAGTTGCAACAAATAAAAAAATCATGGAAAAATACTATGAGAAAAAAGCAATTAGATCTGGCCAAAAAAGATACTGCAAGTCATGCAAAGCATCTTTAAGTAGATATAATACTTTAGATATATGCTCTAAGTGTGAAAAAGATAATTCTAAATCTGATAGAAACAAAATATTGAGGATGATAAATGACGCTAGCGAAGCTATCTAGGACTAAGGCAAGCAAGGTTCTCGGAATAGACGCATCAACATCTTCTGTTGCCTTTTGTCTTATTGAAGGAGATAAGCCAGTCAAGTGGGGAAAGATTAACTTAGTAGGCAATGATATATATGAAAAAATATATAATGCTAAAACTAGAGTAGCAATGATGCTAGATGAACTAAAAAGTGATTATATTGCAATTGAAGGTGCGATACTTGTCAGATCACCTGACGCTGTGATAAAATTATCTTATGTGTATGGGGTTGTGATTGCTGAGCTTATGTCTACTGGAGCCAAGGTTATAACTATTAGCCCATCATCTTGGCAGGCGCACATTGGAAACAAGAACCCAACCAAAGAGGAAAAATCTGCAATAAGATTATTAAATCCAGGATACGCAGATTCATGGTATAAGAATCAATTAAGAAATATGAGGAAGCAAAGAACCGCTGATTATTTTAATAAAAAGTATGGTTTATCGGTAGAAGATTTTGATGTAGCTGATGCATTCGGCATTGCTTACTATGCTAGAGAGGTTCTAACAAACAAATGACACACGTATGGAATAAGATAAGCGCACAGGAAGAGTTTGTTTTAGACCTCCTTGAAAATAAAAAGGGTGGCTACTATGTTGAGCTGGGAGCATTTCATTCAAAGAATGGAAGCAATACTAATAAGTTAGAAAATGAATTTGATTGGAAAGGTGTCTCTTTTGAAATAAAAGAAGACCTAAGAAAAGAATTTAATGAGAATAGATCAAACCCATGTATGGGTGATGCTTTAGATTTTAATTACATCTCCTACTTTGAAGAAAATTTATTTCCAAAACAAATAGATTATTTACAAGTTGACATTGACTCTGGATACAGATTAGATGGCAGGCCAGACGGAAGTGCATACACAAGCCTTCATGGACTGCTAGCTGTACCATTAAACTCATATAGATTTACAGTAATAACATTTGAACACGATGCTAATATGTACTGGAGAAATATTGCAATGAGAGATGTTCAAAGAGAGATATTAGATTCACTTGGGTATTCAATTGTTGTTAGAACAGAATCAGAAGATTGGTGGGTTGATCCAAACGTTATTGATTTAGAGTCATATCGAAAGCATTTCAAATGGGATCACCTATGAAATTATATAAAAATAAAGACTGGCTTTATAGAAGATATGTAGTACAGAAAAAAACTATGGAAAATATAGCGCAAGAGTGTGGCGTAACAGTTATGACCATATATAGAGCTTTAAAAGAAAAGGGATTAATAAAATGAAACCAGCACCAATTTTTGAAGACTCAAAAGAATTTAGATACGATGACCTTTATTTGCTTACAGTTGGAACTGAAGCAGGGCATGAGATTTTAACAACCTGTCTTGACATTGCTCATATGCTAATTAAAAAGAATATATCGTATGGAAATTCAGCCCTAGACCCAGTTCGTATATTTTCTAAGGCGGGACCAAAAGAACAACTATACGTTAGAATTGATGATAAATTAAATAGACTTATTAAGGGTGAAGAATACCCAGGAGATAATGATATTGATGATCTAATTGGATATTTAATCCTATTAAAGGTTGCCAAGGAATTTGCTATTTCAGTCGACTAGAAGTATAATATACCTATATGGAAATTGAATTAGCTGATCATTTTGATCGCATGAACAGGGTAGTTGAAGAACTTCTTAAGGGAAGTACTCCAACTCAAATTGCTACAACTACTGGGCTTAAAAGATCAGAGGTTCTAGAGCATATTGACGAATGGAAAGAGTTTGTGAAGAACGACTCTGGTGCTCGTGACAAGGCAAAGGAAGCCATATCTGCAGCTGACCAACACTATGCAATGCTTATTAGCGAAGCTTGGGATCTAGCAAAAGAAGCAAAGATGCAGGGCCAGTTAAATGTACAGAACTCAACGCTTAAGTTAATAGCAGACATACAGGGTAAAAAGGTTGCCATGCTTCAAGATGTTGGCCTGCTTGAAAACAATGAAATTGCTTCTCAAATAGCAGAGTCGGAAAGAAAACAAGAACTTCTTGTAAAGATATTAAAAGAAGTAACTGCGACTTGCCCAAAATGTAAGCTAGAAGTTGCAAAACGTTTATCTCAAATTACTGGAATTGTTGAGCCAATAGAGATTATTGAGGAAGTCAGTGGAATTTGATTTTAATGATCTAATTGATATCTTGGATGGCGAAGAGTTTGATGAGAGACCAGTAGATTTAAGAACTTTTGTAACAGACAAGAATTACTTAGGCCTGCCCGATTTATCAGAACACCAATACACGCTTATTGAAAAATCATCTCAGATATACAAAGAGTCTACATTAATAAAATTATTTGGTGAAAAAGAAGGATCTATAAGATTTAAGCAGACAGCCAATGAAGTTGTTGCTCAATTAGGTAAGGGCAGTGGAAAAGATTATTGCTCTACCATATCAGTTGCATATATAGTATATTTACTATTATGTTTAAGAGACCCAGCGTCATATTATGGAAAGCCACCTGGAGACTCAATAGATATTATTAACATTGCTATTAACGCTCAACAGGCAAACAATGTATTCTTTAAAGGATTTAAGAACAGGGTTACTCACTCACCCTGGTTTACTGGTAAGTATTTTGAAAAAGCATCAGAGATTAAGTTTGATAAAAATGTTACAGTGTATTCTGGACACTCAGAAAGAGAAGCCTTCGAGGGATATAACGTATTGGTTGCGGTGCTCGATGAAATTTCTGGCTTTGCACTAGATAGCACAAGCGGTCATGATCAAGCAAAAACAGGAAGCGGAATATATGATATGTACAGGGCATCTGTAGATTCTCGTTTTCCAGATTATGGCAAGGTGATACTTCTTTCTTTCCCAAGATTTAAAAATGATTATATTCAGCAAAGGTATGACGACATTATATCTGAAAAAGAAGTCATATCTAGGTCACATAGGTTTAAGTTAGATCCAGATTTGCCAGAAAACACAGTAGGCAACGAGTTTGATATATTTTGGGATGAAGATCAAATAATTTCTTATAAATATCCTAAAGTATATGCAATTCGTAGACCAACATGGGAAGTTAATCCGACAAGAAGTATTGAGGATTTTAAAATTGCTTTCTATAGAGATGTTACTGATGCGCTAGGAAGATTTGCATGCATGCCACCAGAAGCAATAGATGCCTTCTTTAAGTCTCGTGAAAAGATTGAAATGGCCTTTAACGATCTTTCTGTAGCGGTAGATAGCTTTGGAAGATTTGAAGAGTGGTTCTTGCCAAAAGATGACACAGAATATTTTATACATGTTGACTTAGCTCAAAAGCATGACCATTGTGCTGTGTCTATGGCTCACATTGAAAAGTTTGTTAGTGTTAAAGTTACTGACACATATTCTCAGCCAGCACCAATTGTTAAAGTGGATGCCGTTATGTATTGGACTCCTACTTCAGACAAGTCGGTTGACTTTAGCGAAGTAAGAGATTACATATTGTCTTTAAGATCAAGGGGGTTTAATATTAGGGTATGTACATTTGACAGATGGAACTCCCACGACATGATGCAACAGCTGAAGCAATATGGAATTAACACGGAAACTTTATCTGTAGCTAAAAAACATTACGATGATATGGCCATGGTTGTTCTGGAAGAAAGATTAAATGGGCCACACATACCTCTCCTTGTCGATGAATTGCTGGAGCTAAGAATTATGAGAGATAAGGTCGACCACCCTAGAAAAGGTTCTAAGGACTTAGCTGATGCAGTATGTGGATCCATCTACAATGCAATTAGTTTAACTAGAGCAGCGTTTGGCGATATAGAAGTACACGACTATTCATCTGTTAAGAAACAATATAGAGAGTCTTTGGTCGTAGATAGTCCTAATCTAATTAGAGCACCATCTCCTATGCCAAGAGATCTTTCTGATGCATTAAGTGGAATGGAAATACTATGAGTATATATCAAGAAAAAGCTAAAGAGTGCAAGTGCTGTAGCAAGCATGTTCCTTTGCCAACAAGACTAAAGGATTATGATGGCATACTTGTATGCCCAACAACATTTGACAACATTCATGAATATAAAAGAGTGTGGTCTGATATTGGCAAGAGACCGCCTGGCAGCATAAGAAAACATTTTTCAGAGTATGTTCAACAAATAGTAGAGCAGTCTATTGACAAAATCGGTAACTAAATAATATAATTAGGCTAAGCAACAATAGCTTAGTTGGTTAAAGCCCCGAACTCATAATTCGGTAATCGTAGGTTCAAGTCCTACTTGTTGCACAGGGAGAAAATGTGGATGATGATGACAAGCTAGCAATGTATCTAGAAATGGGTGCAGTTGAATTGGCAGGTATGGATGAACACGGAGAGTTTATTTTTCAGATTACAGAAAAAGCAAAAGATATTGCTCCAGAGTTATGGAAAGCCCATCAGGAACACGTAGATAGATCATTAGTTCAATTGTATGAAGCTGGCTTAATTAATGTTACATATAATGATAATCTTGAGGCAACAATAGAGATGTCAGAGGAAGGCCATGAAATGGCTAAAGAACTAGGTTTAGTAGAAATTAATATGCATGAGGAAGATATTCCAAACGATTAATTTAATGCCTTCGTAGCTCAGAGGATAGAGCAGGACTCTTCTAAGGTCTTGGTCGCAGGTTCGACTCCTGCCGACGGCACAATGCGGATGTTGCATATTGGTAGTGCCTCTGCCTTCCAAGCAGAAGGGGTCA